CATGGTTTAAGATTTCTTCTACCGCTGACTATGGCTACAGCAAATCGTTCCCTGCAGGAACCTACACAGCCGTTGTGGAGGCAGAGTGTATTCCGCTGTAATTCGTTTTCTACTCCTGTTGTTTGTGAGTGGGTCAGCAATGGCCCACGAGCTTACACCGACATATCCAGAATTACGTCCTTCATACATGAACGATGTACTTGAAGCGAAATTGAAAATGTGGAATGCTCGCGTGGATGTAGAATATTATAAGATTGAAGTCACGGACGAAGACTGGAATGATGTCCCTTTCATAACTAATGAGAAAGTATTTAGATTGGACTATCTGAGCAGGCGCGACATTAGTATATTTCTTCCGAGTGACACATCCGCCAGGTACATATGCACCAGGTCGATGTTAGAAAAAGGAAATGCTGGAAAAAGCATTATATCATCAAAAGTTTGTTCGAAGATTAAGTGAGGCCTCGTATGAGACTCTTTTACATACTATTACTGATACCTTCAGTAGCTTTCGGTCAGTCTGTAAATTTGCAGATGCCGGGATCACCACAGAGTTATCAGTCGGATCGATTTCGCATTGGAGATAAAGATTGCTCAAATGCGATTGGATCGTCCACGAATCTCGAGTTCGGAGTTCTTGGACTCATCGACGAACCAGACTATTTGATGCAGAATTATAGTTCGGGCGGCACTTCAACCGGAGTATATGCTCGTATCACAATACCGCTTGATAAACCAAAAGAGAGAATAAATTGTAATACATTATATCAACTTGCACTCGAAAGAGAAAGACTTGAGGTGCAACGGCTCAAACAGGAGATAGCGAACTTACGGTCGCTACAGTTTGAAAATGATAATTAAATGGCAGAGTTTGAATTTGCAGGAATGACATTTAAGGGCGGAAAGGCTGCAGTAGTCTTTACTGCCCTTTCTACTTTAGGGGGAGCACTCTGGGCTGGTTTCGAGTTTTACAAAGACTACATGGATATGAGAGAAATCGTAGCAAATATTGATGTAGGAGTAATCGAAGCACGAAATGCACAAATAGAAATTAAACTCGATGAAGCTATTGAGTATACTCGAGACATTAAAAATGGTCTGAAAGACGATATTACTCGAATTGAGCGTGTTACTGATAGTACGAGTGCACGGGTTAAAGATATGCAATCAGATATAGATGAAAGACTTCGAGAAGTATCCGAACTCACTCGTGAGACAGAAAAAGATGTACGTGATACAATGCGAGATGTAGAGAACAGGATCGAAAGCGATATGGAAAAACTCGAAACTGACCTTGAAGAAAAATTACAAAAAGCCTTAGACAATCCGTTAGCAGACTAAGGTACCAAAAATAAACCTTGACTTTGCAACTGGCATGGAGTAGAATTGCAAAATGGGTAAAGAAGTAACAACAATATCGCCAGAAGGTCTTGAAGTAGCCAATTGTTATTTGCAGTATGGTAACATTCGGGCTGTCTGCGATTTTATGGGCGTACCGGAAAATCAAGTCGTTGAGGTTCTCAACAAGCGTGAAGTAAAGAAATATATTGATACCGTATACTTGGATATGGGGTATCGAAACAAAAATAACATTGCTACTGTACTCGATGAGATGATTGCAAGCAAGCTCGAAGAAGCACAGGAAACTGGCGTATACTCTTCAAAAGACCTTGCAGACTTACTACAGATGGCACATAAAATGCGTATGGATGAAATCAAAGCGCAAGCCGATTTACTAAAAGCCGAAACGACTAATATTCGTAATCAAACAAACGTTCAGATAAACGATGCAGCTCTTCCCTTTGGCCAAGGTAATTATGGTAAACTCATGGAGAAGTTGTTAAATGGATCTGAATGATAGAGTACGAGAAATTGAAGTCGAAATGGCTCAACACGAAGCGCAGTGCGAAGAGCGCTGGAAAACTACCTTTAATCGTCTCATGAATATTGAAGACGGGCTAAAGCGTATCGAAAACCGAATAATGGTAGCAGGAGGCAGTATTATAATTTTCCTCGCAGGAGTAATTGTAACATTACTCATGGGCTAGTGAGTGAGACAACCAATTGAATATGAATTTCAACCAAAGAGGAACAAATTTTTAAAGGACTTTATTTTTGCATGCTCTATAGGATTTAACATAGGGCTGGTGATTGGCTTACTTATGTTAGGCTTCTCGTAAGGAATTGTTATGATTTTTGAAAGAAAAGGTAACTGGTACGTAGAAGGTCGAGGACGACCTTATGCTTCAAGAAAAGATGCAGAAGCAGCTGCAGGAGTATCCATTCCATTGCCTGAAGTAAAAGAGTATGCATCTATCGAGGAAGCAATCGAAGACTTAGACGACGATGCCGTATAAGCGTAAAGGCCGAATAGTTTATGTAAAAAAAGCAGGAGCTTGGCGTAAAAAAGCAACTGCAGCAACCGTAGCAAAAGCAAAGAGAATGATTTCTATTCTCCAGAGAGCAAAAGCTCGAAGGAAAAAGTAATGCCCGGACATTATGGACATGGCAAAAAGAAAAAGCCTATGAAAGGCAAGAAGCGCGGTGGAAAGAAAAAGAAGTCTATGGGACTCACGGCAAAGCAAAAGAAGTTGCCTATGGCACTTCAGAAAGCTATTCTAAAAAAGAAACGTGGCCGTTAGACGTAGAAAAACCGCAAAGAAAAGACCCGTTCCTACAAACAAAAAATTGTATGCACGGGTAAAGGCTGAAGCAAAACGTAAATTTAAAGTTTATCCTTCGGCCTATGCAAATGGGTGGCTAGTAAAAACTTACAAAAGCCGAGGCGGTAAATACCGCATGGGAAAATAAGATGGATTTAGTAATTGCATTTGTAGCTGGAGCTGCGTGTCACTGGGCTTGGAAGCGTTGGGGCCATAACGTACTGTAATGGCAAAACCTCAAGGCGGACTCACTAAGTGGTTCAAAGAAAAATGGGTAGATATTTCCCGTCCTAAAAAGGGCGGGGGATATATGCCTTGTGGTCGAAAGACTTCTAAAAAGGGAAAGTACCCTAAATGTGTCCCTGCCTCCAAAGCTGCTAGTATGACGAAAGCTCAGAAAAGATCTGCTATTCGTCGTAAAAGAGCAGCAGGTAATCCAGGAGGCAAGCCGACTATGGTAAAAACGTTTACCAAGCGAAAAGCGAGAATGAGACGTGGCGGCAAGAAGAAAAGGTAAAAAGAAAGACCCTCGGTTAGCACGTGCTAAAGTAAAAGGATATAACAAACCAAAGCGTACTCCGGGCCACCCGAAGAAGTCCCACATCGTCGTAGCAAAGGTAGGTGACAAAGTCAAAACGATTCGATTTGGGCAACAAGGCGCTAAAACAGCGGGTAAGCCAAAAGCAGGAGAGTCAGCAGCAATGAAGCGCAAGCGTGCATCTTTTAAAGCACGTCACGCGAAGAATATCGCAAAGGGCAAAATGAGCGCTGCTTATTGGGCCGATAAGGTGAAGTGGTAATGTTTGAGCGTCAAGTTGAAGAACTAAACTCAAGCTGGGCTTACAAGTATGATATTGATCAGTACGCAAAACGCGAACACTGGCAAATTATGAAAGACCACCCATACGTAGGGGACTGTGAAGATTATGCTCTTACGCTACTATACTTAATTAGTGGCAAGTCTATGTGGAAGTTTTGGTGGTATCTATGTACTGGAAAAGCACAGATTCGTAGAGTTACTACAAAGAATGGTGGAGGACACGCTGTTCTTCGTTTTGGAAAGCACTGGGCAGACAACTGGACTAAAAAGTTTGTCGAGTGGGAGGAAATGGAAAAGCTAGGGCACAAGAAGTATTACTGGTTCTATTTTCCTCAAGACGTGGCACTTAAACTTGCCGTGGCGAAGTGGAAAAAATAATGGGCGAAGATATTGAAAAAGCAGGGTACCATCCAGCAGATGTAAATGGTGATAATAAAGTTGACGACCAAGAAAAAGCCATGTATCTTGAGTTTAAGCGAAAGGAACTTGAAGATCAGGATGCCATGCGAGATGCGCAGCGAAAAATGACATGGTTTGCACTTGCAGGTATGCTACTCTATCCGGCTACAGTAATGACTACAGAAGTTATGGGACTTCATCAAGCTGCAGAAATACTAGGGTCAATGGCTTCAGTTTACTTTGTTTCCGTAGCTGGTATTGTAGCTGCATTTTTTGGTGCTCAAGCATGGTCTGGCAAAAAATAACACCATTACTGTTTTTAACAGGATGTGTTGCAATGTCGCCAAATCTTGAAATACATGAAGATTTGGTGACAGGGCAGGAGTACTACAGTTTTGAGCTCGGAGTGTCTTACCCAAAGAAAAAATTTATGACTCCGGAAGAGTGGATAGAGTATCATGAGTCTCCGGATAGCCAAAAGGAAGCACTATATGCTACTTATAAAGAGCGAGAAGAAATTGAAAAACGCTGGGAAAACTTTATTGAGAATTGTCTCCTGGCCGGTACGCTGGATTGCTAGTTTTTTCTTTAATGAGTGGGAAGTCACGATTTGGCTAGATCCACAAAAGAAAACACAATACAACTTTAAATGGCTTGATAAATGCGAGCCAAAACACTTAAAAGGAAGACTTGTATCTGGAGAACCTTTTGAGCTACGAACGCAAGAAGCGTTCAACTACCAGATTAAAAAGGTGAAGTAATGCTAGGAATGATTAAAATGCTTCCAATCGTGATACTTCTTGCAGGAGCAGGATACGCGTATCATACAACAGTGGTGAGCCAGAAAAATGCAGTAATCTCAAGGCTTGAAGCAAACGCAGTAACTCTTAAAGAGAATGCCATGCGACTCGAAACTGCATTTGAACGAGAGCAGGCAGCACGAGAACGGTCAGAGCAAAACTTACAGTCTCAACTAAAAGCAGTAGGAGACTTGACAGAAAAGAATAATGCTATGCAGCAGGAAATGGATGGATACTTATCTATTTTTAAACGTCACGATATGACTCGTCTTGCAAGAGCAAAACCTGGGTTAATTGAACCAAGGATTAACAAAGGAACACAAGCAGTATTTCGTTCTATTGAAGAGGCAAGCAAGGAGGTAGAAAATGCGGATTCTCAGTAGTGTTTTATTAATTTCATTACTAGCAGGTTGTTCTTATCTTCCAATGCGAGAGCCTTTACCAGCACCAGAACCAATTATTAAAACAGTAACAGAGTATAAGACTCTTGAGATATACCAACCTCCGTTACCAAAAGCAATTGATTTGCAAGATGTAGAGTTTTTTGTAATTACAGAAAAGAATTTTGAAGAGCAAGTAAAAAAGCTAGAAAAAATGCAAAGCGGTACTTACGTGCTGTTTGGTATTACGCCACAAGACTATGAAAACATGGCGTATAATTTACAAGAGCTGAAGAGATATATTGGTCAGCAAAAAGAAATTATTATTTATTATCGTCAAGCTACACAAGGCGATGAAGACACAGACTCTGAAGATTGGATTGAGCGAAATGAAGAAGTTCTTGACGATCAAAAACAGGACTAAATTATGGCTGTTCAAATTAGTCGAGCAGATGTATCTTGCGGAGAGATACTAGATTTACAATCTGAGACACGCTTCTTAAAGCTGCCTACAGACCCTTACCTGAGTCTGTTAGGCGTTACACCCTTACCTTCTCAGGTAGCAATCATAAATGCGATCAATAATCCTAAGTACAGATTTGTCTGTGCAGCAGTTTCAAGGCGGCAAGGCAAAACATATATCGCAAACATAATCGGGCAGCTTGTATCGTTAGTTCCCGGTTCCAACATTCTAATCATGTCCCCCAACTACTCGCTGTCTCAGATTTCTTTTGATTTACAAAGAAATCTAATCAAGCATTTTGACTTAGAGGTAGCGAAAGATAATGCAAAAGATAAAGTTATTGAGCTGACAAACGGCTCAACAGTTCGAATGGGTTCTGTAAACCAGGTTGATTCTTGTGTAGGTCGTAGCTACGACTTAATTATATTTGACGAGGCGGCGTTGGCAGACGGCAAAGATGCCTTTAATGTCGCACTTCGGCCTACTTTGGATAAAGATAACTCAAAAGCTATTTTTATCTCTACTCCTCGAGGCAGGAACAACTGGTTTGCAGAATTTTTTGACAGAGGATTTAATGATGAGTTTCCAGAGTGGTGCTCGATACGAGCTACTTATAAAGATAATCCGCGTATGTCTGAGTTGGATATACAAGAAGCTAAAAAATCTATGTCCGATGCAGAATTTAGACAAGAATATGAAGCGGACTTTAACACTTATGAAGGGCAAATTTGGAACTTCAATCACGAAACCTGTATCGCCAATAATGAAGAGCTTGATACTCGCCGCATGGATGTATTTGCTGGTCTCGACGTTGGTTATCGTGATCCAACTGCTTTCTTGGTGGTAGCATATGATTGGGATGAAGAAGTGTATCACGTTCTAGATGAGTATCTTGATGCCGAAAAGACCACCGAGCAGCATGCCAGTGTAATTCGAGATATGATTAACAAATGGGACATTGACTACATTTACATAGATTCCGCAGCACAGCAAACTCGATTTGACTTCGCACAAAACTACGATATTAGTACTGTGAATGCAAAAAAATCAGTGTTAGACGGAATCGCACACGTAGCTGGAATAGTTGACAACGACAAACTAATGGTCGATCAGCGATGCGGTGAAGTGCTATCTTGTCTTGATCAATACCAGTGGGACCCTAATCCTAATTTAGCAAAAGAAAAACCAAAACATAATCGAGCATCGCATATGGCTGATGCTCTTCGATATGCACTATATTCGTTTGAGACAAGTCAGAGTGGGTTCTAAAGAGACCTACAAAAAATAGTGTTTGACAATTTATCTTACAAGGGCTATAATTCAAAATGAAAAAGCTGAAAAGAGATCCGGTAAAATACATAAGAGATCGAGCTAAATCAAAGTATGAAAAAGGTTCAGAATGTCACATTTGTGGCGCTGACACAGAACTCGACTTTCACCACTTTTACACTCTAGCGCCTCTACTAAGAGAATGGCTGAAAGAAAAGCAGAAAGAGAGACCCGCGCACTATACGGATGAGTATATTGTAATTTGGCGAGACGAGTTTATAGAAGATAAATGGGCGGAGCTGTACGAGCACACAGTGACACTTTGCCATAAACATCATTTGGAACTGCATAGATTATATGGCAGAAATCCAGCCCTAGTGACTGCAAAGAAACAAATGCGCTGGGTAGAGATTCAAAGAGACAAACATGGCATGGTATGACAGAATAATAGGACGAAAGCCAGAGGTAGAAGAAAAATTAAATCCTGCGCAGCCGTACTATGACCATAAAGTTCAGCCTACTCGTGAGTTTACTACAAGCTATGAAAGAGCTTACGAGCAGTTAGAAATTGTAAACCGAGGTGTCAACATGATTGTTGATGACACTTCTGAAATACCAATTACAGTAACTGGCCCTGTGCAAGGTGTTCAAAGTGTAGTAAAAGGAATTAAGCGTTCTCGAGTAGACCTACTTCTCAATAAAGAGCCTAATCCTTTTCAAGATATTAGCACTTTTCGCCGTAACTTAATCACCGACTACTTACTAGATGGTAACATTTTTATTTATTTTGATGGAGTACATTTATACCACTTACCCGCTAATAAAGTAATTATTCATTCAAGCGACAGTACTTACATTGAAAAGTTCACGTTTAATGAAATCATTACATACAGCCCAAGTGAAATTATACACATCAAAGATAACTCTTTCTATTCTATTTATAGAGGAGTATCAAGATTAAAACCTGCTCTTCGCACAATGAACTTAATGAAGAGCATGAGAGATTTCCAAGATAATTTCTTTCGAAATGGGGCGGTTCCCGGTTTAGTTCTTAAATCACCAAACACCCTTTCAGAGAAAATTAAAGAAAGAATGATTCAGTCTTGGACTGCTCGGTACAGACCTGATGCAGGAGGCCGAAGACCTCTTATTCTTGACGGCGGTATCGAGATTGATAAAGTTTCAAACATTAACTTCAAAGAGCTAGACTTTCAAGCGGCAATTGAAGATAATGAGAAAATTATATTAAAAGCTTTAGGTATTCCACCTATTATGTTAGACTCAGGTAATAATGCAAATCTGCGTCCAAATATGAGAATGTATTACCTGGAAACTATTTTACCCATCGTAAGAAAAATGAATTTTGCGTTGGAACGATATTTTGGATTTCAGTTAGCAGAAGATATTACTGATATTCCGGCCTTACAACCAGAGCTGCGAGACCAAGCACAGTATTACTCAGCTCTTGTAAATACTGGAATTATCTCTCCGAACGAAGCGAGAGATGCTTTGGGATTTGATGGTATGGAAGGATATGATGAGCTTAGAGTACCAGCAAATATCGCTGGAAGTGCGGCAAACCCTGATGAAGGTGGAAGACCTGTCGAAACGGAGGAAAATTAATGGGATTACGAGTAAAGCGAACAGTACTGGAGATTGCGGCTCAACATTTCAAAGAATTCAATCTTCCTTTAACTATTGAGCATAAAGACTATGTAGCTGCCGTAGGCACTAAAATGGCTGTTAATGCAATTTCGGTTAAAAGAAGTTTTAAGAAGTGGAGCGTTCTTTTACACGCACTGCGTAAGCATTACCCAGAGCTTGCAGAAGCACCAAAGCCTGCTCCAGCACCTAAGCCAGCGGCGGCTCCTAAAGCTGCTCCTGCAAAGCCTGCTCCGGCTCCTAAGCCTGCAGCAGCGCCCGTTAAGAAGGAGTCGTAATGGAAAAGATTTTTAACTTAACGTCTACTTTTAAAGCACTCGACGAAGATGATGGCGGTGTACACATCTGTGGAATGGCAAGTACTGCAGACTTTGATCGTGCAGGCGATACAATTGATGCAAATGCTTGGACAAAAGGTGGATTAAACAATTTTGAGAAGAATCCTATTATTCTTTTTAATCATAACTATGACAAGCCAATCGGACGTGCGACAGGACTTAAAGTCACTGACAACGGTCTCGAATTAAAGGCTAAAATTTCTAAATCTGCGCCCGATCATGTGGCACAGCTTGTTAAAGAAGGCATTCTTGGAGCTTTTTCTGTTGGTTTCCGAGTCAAGGATGCTGATTACCTAGAGGAAACCGACGGATTAAAGATTAAGGACGCTGAATTGTTTGAAGTATCAGTTGTATCGGTACCATGTAATCAAGCAGCCACTTTCTCTCTGGCGAAATCTTTTGACTCAATGGATGAGTACGAAGAATTCAAGAAAACTTTCAAAAATAGTGTAGATCTAGCCGGTCAGTCTCTGGCTAAGGATGAAGATTCATTTGAAGCTAGTGATGCACCGGATGGAACTGAAAAGTCAGTTCAAAAGGAGATGACAATGTCGGAAGTACAAACTCCCGAAATCGACCTTGAGGCTTTTGCTAAGAAGGTAGCGGATGAGACTGCTGCTAAGATTGCAATTCGTCAAGCCGAAGAAAAAGCAGCCGCTGAAGCAGAAGCTAAAGCAGCACAAGACGCAGCTGAAGCTGAGCTTGCTAAGCAAGCAGAAGTTGAGTCTGTAATTAAAACTGGTATCGAGTCAGGCGCTGAGCGTCTTTTGGCTGATGTTGAAGCAAAGCTTCAAGAGAAAGATGCCAAAGTTGAAGAAGTTATTGCTCAGTACAAGACAGAGCTTGCAGAGAAGAACGAAGAGCTTACAAAGATTCGTGAGTCAAAGCGTGTATTCTCTGACCGCGTAGACGGCGACGTAATGTCAAAGTGGGGCAAAGAGTTCATGTATGGCCACCTTCTCGGTGTAATGACTGGTAAGGGTTGGGATACTGATTACTCACGTGACCTGTTTGAGAAGGCCGGTGCAGGTTTCTCAGCAACTTCAACTAACCTCAGCCTTGCAACAGACGTATCTGCTATGATTGAAAAAGAAATCATGCAAGAGCTTCGTCTTGCTCAAGCATTCCGTGAAGTAACAGTTAACTCTGAAACTACATTGATGCCATTGCAGACTGATACTAACAAAGCTACTTGGGGCTCAAACGCGGCTACTTCTGGTAACCTCGAAAACCCAACAGGCTCTGACGGCTACCAGCCTTCAAATGTTATCATGAAAGCAACCAAGTTGATTTCAACTACTTTCATGAACAACGAGACTGACGAGCAGATGCTTATCAACCTCATGCCTATGCTTGTAGAATCAGTAGCACGTGCACACGCTCGCGCAGTTGACAATGCATTCATCAACGGCACATCAGGCGGCAACGAAGGCTTTGACGGCCTCGAGGCACTTGGTGCAACTACATTTGATACTTCAGTATCAGCAGCAAACCTTACAGGTACTGCAGTAGACGCCGCAGACTTCCTTTCAGCTCGTAAGTTGATGGGTAAGTATGGTATGAATCCATCTGACCTAGTATACGTTGTATCACAGAAGCGTTACTATGACCTCATCGCTGATGCAGCATTCGCTGACATCACTGACGTAGGTTCAGACGTTGCGACTAAGATCACTGGTCAAGTCGGTGCTATCTTCGGCACACCAGTAATCGTATCTGACCAGCTTGAAGCTGAAGCAGATAACGCAACTGTCGGTTATGCTGTAAACGTCCGTAACTTCGTTGTACCACGTCTCCGTGGTGTAAACGTAGAGCAGGACTACGAGGTAATGAACCAGCGTCGAGTAATCGTTGCTACTCAGAACCTTGGCTTTACTCAGCTCGCAGCTGACACTACTAACGACAAGTCAGTAATTAAGCTTCTCTGCGTAGCTTAATAGCTAGCTAAATAAACTGGGGAGGATTTCCTCCCCAAGTTTTTACTAATTGATTTATTATGGCAAATTTAATTACTCTTGCAGATTACAAACAGATTGAAGGCCTTACTAATCCTAAGGACGACTTTCGTATAAATCAACTTATTGATTCTGTGAGTCAATTAGTAAAAACTTATTGTGGAAATAGTATTGTAGATTACTATACTACTAATAAAGTAGAAACTTTTAATGTTGACTGGAATACTCATGTAGTTCAATTAACTGAAAGTCCTGTAAATACAATTGTTTCCGTAGAAAAAAGAGACTCCGTTACGGATAGTTACACGACCGTGGCATCTACAGAATATTATCTTGACACATCGACGGATAGCGTTCTATACGTAACGGGGTCCACCTATAAAAACTGGCCTCGCGGAGCCGGTGCAGTAAAAATTACTTATACTGCAGGATATTCTGTTTGTCCTACAGATTTAAGACTAGCAGTTGTAGACTTAATTAAGTACTATATGAAAGATGAGCATACACAGCGACGTACTTTATCTGGCGCTACTATTGAGAATCAAGGTACCGGAGACGGACGAGGCTTTCCTGATCACATAAAACGTGTTTTGGATATGTACAAGAATTTTTAATGAGTAAAAAATTCTTAAAAGAAATAATTCTAAAACAAATTAGCGGAGACAAAGGCTATAATATAAATAGAAGTTTTTCCGCAGAATTAAATAGAATTGCTCGTCAACATACTGATAAATTAGGGTTACATTACATAGATATAACGGTTGATGATATTTATGACCTAATTGCTTATAATTACGTAGTTGCTTTTCAAGGCCCAAGAGTTACTGGACAGCAAAATAAAATTTTAGAGGCTCAAGGTGCGGACAGAAGTAGTTTAAGCACTCAAGAAAAAGCAGCCTTACGAGTAGAAGCAAGAGGACAAGTTATAAACCGAAAAGACAATAGCGCTCTTAGACAGGATGCGCGAAAAGTTTCTTTAGAGATATTTAAAAATTTTGTTACTACTTACAACAGGATAGCAAAACCAAAACCTGATTATAAAGCAATTCGAGTAGGAAATAAAATAGAAATATTTCAACCTAAAAATCAGTTTTCTTTTGTAAAAGAAGCTATAATTAGCCTATTTAATGATTCAGAAACAGTAAAAGAATCGAGCAGATTAAACAGATTTTTAACAGAAGGCGGTCAAAAAAAGTTTAGTCGTCTTACACAGTTTCATCATACAAATAGAACTGTAGGACAAGTTGCAGCTAAAGGGCTTGCTCAAGCAATTAGAGCAGGAAAACTTGATGTAGATGCTCAGGCTCAGCAAGCGGCGTTAGACGCAGTTATTACTATTTTAAGACGAGTAGAATACGACTACGAGTTAGTTGATGATGGCAAGGGAAGAAAAGTAAGAGTAACAGGAAAACCAGGCCCAAAAGGAAAGAACGCTCCTGGAGACCAAAAAGGCGATTGGATAACTCTTCTACCTAGACTAGAAACAGCAGTTTATAATGCATTACTTAGTTCGGGAGTTCCAGAAAAATTAGCTCGTGAAAAAGCTAGCCAGCCGTTAGATGAAAAACTTGCAAAAACTTTGGTTAATGATGAACTGTTGGAGGGTCTCTTAAAGAATCCAAAGGTTAAAGGAACTAAATTTAAAACAGACCCAAAAAATAGAAGAGCAAAAGACAGGACAGGAAAATCAAAAGTTGCATCTACAAAAAAGAAGGGAAGTATAACAGGCACTCCTAAAAAGATGAAACCTGCTGTCATGGCAAGACAGCCTAAACGCAGCGACTCTTCTTTAACACGACTTTTAGGGCCGTTAAACCAACAGCTCTCAGAAGTAGTCAGAAAAAACATGAAAGAGCCTGCTCTTGTAAATAGAACGGGTAGATTTGCAAGCTCTGTTAAGGCAACAGACGTAATAAAAACTCCTCAAGGGTATCCAAGTATAGGGTACACCTATGAGAAAAATCCTTACCAAACTTTCGAAGTAGGGTATCGACAAGGATCAATAGATCAAGATCCTAGAAGGCTAATAGATAAGTCTATAAGAGAGATTGCAGTTCAGTTTGCTATTGGAAGATTTTACACTAGGAGAGTATAATGACAACAGATACAAACCGTATTTATTCTTCTAGAAGGTTAGGTATAACAAACGCACTTGTAGATAAGTTAAAAGAAATAGACGGAAACGGAGACTTTAACACAGATATGTACGGGAACGTACATCCAAGACTAAAATTTTGGGACGAAGTAAACGAGTTTCCTTCAATTCATGTAAGTGCAGGAAGTGAAAGTAGAGAGTACCAGAGTGGTGGATATAAAGATCGCTTTCTTTCTATGACATTAAGAGTCTATGTACATTCAGAAGACTCAGTAGAAGCCTTAGAAGAGCTTCTTGAAGACATTGAAACAGTAATTGAAACAAACTCTCGACTAAGTTATACAGATCGTCGAGGAGATGAACAATTTACACAACAAATTACAATTATCAGTATTGATACTGATGAAGGAGTACTGGAACCTTTAGGTGTAGGAGAAATCCTTTTAGAGGTTCGTTACTAGAAACGACTGGCACGAACAAACGTTCACGTCCTAGTCCTTTCAATATTCATAGGAGATAAACTATGGCACTACATTTTAGCCGCGATACTAAGGTATTCTGCAAGCAGGGCAGCAATGTGTGGGAACTTCCAGTATTGGATGGTTTTTCTTTTTCACAAGCTACTAATGCTTCAGAAATTACCTTAAACGAAATGGAGTCCACAGCAGGAGCTAGCCGACGAGCTCGTCAAATGTTTAACGACTCGTATGCACCTGCAGAGTGGTCTTTCTCAACATACGCTCGTCCAAACAGCGCAGGCCATTGTGCAGAAGAATGCTTGTGGGCTAATTTTGTAGCTGCTAACTCTTTCACAGCTGACAGTACTCCTGCTAATGCGGGTACTTGGTCTGCGGGCGTAACTGTTTCATCTAATACTCATACTTATGACTTTGATGACTCAAACAAAGCTGCACTAGGTACTTTTGATTTATTCTTTGTACTTGGAGCAACTAGCGATTCAGACGATAACTATACTACTGGAGCAGACCTTACAATCTATAAGATTGAAGGCTGTGTAGGTAATGAAGTTTCTATTGATTTTGATATTGATGGAATTACTACTTTGAATTGGTCAGGTTTTGGTAAGATTATTACTGAAGAAACTACTTTTGATGCTTCAGGAGCTCTTCCTCGTAGCATTACTTCTACAAGTAACTTTATTCGTAACCGTCTTACTACGCTAGATATTGCTTCTTCTGTTAGTGGTTCTTCCGTTACATACTTGCTAACTTTGACAGGTGGAAATATTACTTTCTCAAACAACATTACTTTCTTGACTCCAGAAACTCTCGGTATTGTAAACCAGCCTTTGGGTCACGTAACAGGAACTCGTTCTATCTCAGGTAACTTTACTTGCTACTTAGACACAACGGCTGACAAGAGCAGAGATTTGTTTGAACACGTAATTGAAGCTACTACTACAGTTACAAACTCGTTTGATATGGCATTCAATATTGGCGGAGGTTCAGCACCTAAACTAGTTATTGATATTCCTACAGCACACCTGGAAGTTCCAACTCACTCTATTGATGATGTTATCTCAGTTGAAGCTAACTTCCATGCCCTGCCTTCTACCATTGACGGCACTAACGAAGCGACTGTCGCGTACACAGGATAATAATAAAACTTTTATACTTGAGGGGCTTCGGCCCCTTTTTCTTTACTCCTGTAAAAAATAACTCTTGACATCTCACCTCCTTTCACCTATAATTACAGAATATAAATTTACACTCTGAAGGATAAAAAATGAGCGATTCACCTATTTCTTTAGCGAGTCTTATGACTCCAAGTAAGACTGTTTCTATTGACTTTCCCGGATACTCCGGAATGAAAGTTTCTTTGTGCTATCTTGCACGAGAAGAACTTTTAAAGTTACGTAAGAAATGTGTTAGCACAAAATTCGATAAAAAAACTCGTCAGCCAGAAGAAGTATTAGACGAAGAAAAGTTTTTAGTAGAATACTGTAAGGCAGTAATCAAAGCATGGTCGGGCTTGAAGTTTTCGTACCTAGAAGAGCTTCTTTTGGTAGATGTCTCGGCTTACGACCCTAGTGATGAACTTCCTTATACTGCTGATAACGCAGAACTTTTAATGAAAAATTCAAACGTATTTGATACGTGGGTTACCGAAACAGTAGGTGACCTTGAAAATTTTACTGGAAGCAAGTAGAGGAAATTCAATCTCTACTAAAGCGATACATACAGGAAGCAGATAGTAACTTCAATGTAGAGAAGTATTTGCGACTGTGTAACCAATTAGGGGAAGAACCAGATCCTGCCAAAATGCCGCTCGAACCTTCTGATTTTCCAGAAGAAGTTCAAGTGGCATTTTTTATGTTCAGCCTATTACCAGATCACTGGGAAGGAATGAGTGGAACGTATATGGGAAAATACTGGGATGGTATAAATTACTTTTTTAAGTTATATCAAGTAGAAAATCCAAAAGAAATACTTTATTTTATGAAGTTATATGAAAGAGAATTAGTTTCATATAAAGCAGATCAAGCAGAAAAGAAACGCAAAGCAGAAGAGCGCAAAGCGAAAGGCGGTGGAAAAAATTACACCCATAATGTGTCGGGCTAATGGCAAAGAAAATTAAAATAGATGTTGAAGTTAATGGCAAAATGGAAAAAGCCACTGTGTCTGCTAAAAAGCTGGGCGGAGCTTTAAAAGATACAAGCGAGCACGCACAGACTACAGATCGCAGATTTAAGGGTGCGTCTCAACAATCTGCAAACTCTACAAAAAACTTTTCTAAAATGGCTCAAGGCATCTCAGGAGGTCTTGTTCCTGCCTATGCAACTCTTGCTGCTAACGTTTTTGCACTTAGTGCTGCTTATGGATTCTTAAAAAGAGCAGGTGACTTAGCAGCCTTAAGACAAGCTCAGCAAGAGTATGCATATTCTACAGGTACTTCAATGTCGCTTCTTACCTCTAGATTACAAGAAGCTACAGGAGGGCTACTAACTTTTGATGAAGCCGCACAAGCAGCAGCAATTGGTACTGCTGCGGGTTTATCTTCGGATCAATTAGAAGGTCTTGCAGAAATTGCTAAAAAAGCATCGGCAGCTCTTGGAAGAGATTTAACAGACTCATTTAATCGTTTAACTCGAGGTGCGATCAAAGCAGAGCCAGAATTATTAGATGAATTAGGTATTATTGTTAGATTAAATGATGCCACTGAAACTTACGCAAGAAGATTAAACATTACTGGAAGAGAGCTAAACACTTTTGAAAAAAGTCAAGCAGTTGTAAATGCAGTCTTAGAGCAAGGAGTAAAAAAGTTTGAAGATATTGGGGACGCTCAAAATGATATTGCAAAACTCGGAAAAGCAGTAGATGATTTAGTAAAAGCCATTCAAACAGGTATAGTACCTGTAGCTACTTTTATAGCAGAAGTGTTCTCAAAAAATGTAGTAGCTTTAGGAGCTGCAGCTACAGTTATGGGAGTTCAATTTGTAAAAGCATTAGCGCCCGTAGGCCCCGCACTTGCAGACTTAGATAAAGCCGCAGGAGACGCGCGCAAAAGGCTGTCTGGGGCTGCAGGAACATCAAAAATTGGAAAAGAAATTGCAGGAGGAAGTTTTGAAAAACGACAGCTAGATGCAATAGAAAAAGCTACTAAGTCTAAAACTTCTAAAGTTATTAACTTTTCGAAAATGGAAAGAAACGCAATTAAAAAAGATCTTGCACTTATCAAAGCAGATCATGCGCGCACTATGGCAGCAAATTCTACGGGCTTTAAAAAGTATACTGCAAATGTAAAAGCTCAGCTGTATGCTATGCAAGCTGAACACGGTAAGGTAATGGGGACTATGAGAGCAGGCGTAGCAGGCCTTGCATCTTTTGCGTCAAAAGCAATGAATGCTATTGCAATATTAGGTGTAATTACTCTAGCTATTAGTATGGCAAGAGAACTAATAAACTTGCTAAAGTCTGACGAAGTTAGAGAACTAGAAGAAAGAGTAGGCAGAGTTAGTTCAAGATTTCAAGAACAAAATGAAAAAATAGCAGACTTAGTATCAGGCTTAAAAGAAGCAGAAACTCCTATGGAGCGTTTAGTACAGTATACAAATTTATTATCAAACTTTTCGTTTGATGGCGCTGTAAGAGCTTTTGAAGCTCTAGGAGACGTAGAGTTTAAAACTACCACTAGCACAGTGCGTAGTACTGTACCGGGGATGCCCTCTACAACTATAACAAGTACCGCATTTGACTTTAGTAAAGAGCAGAGACAAATTATTGCAAATAATAGAGAACTCGCTAAAGGACTTCCTGAAGTAATAAAAAGTTTTGAGTTAAAAAGAGACGTGCTGCAAAGAGCCGGAGTTGAAACACAAGGTATAAGTGACAAAATAACACTACTATCAACTTATCAAAGAGCATTAAGCACAGAAACTATAACTACAGAAGAACAATTTAATAGTTATAATATTGCAGTACAACTAACAGAAGCCTTAATGGTATCTTTATTAAAAGATGTGACTGACGTAACTGACGGAATTAAAGCGCAGGGAAATGCAGTAAAAGGACTAGAATCTGCATATCAAAACTTTTTAGTTCTAAAAGAAAAATTTACTAAACCTCAAAGCAATCTTACTCAAGCATTCGACATTGTTACGGATCTTAGAAACAAACTACAAGCTTCAATATCCTCGGATCAAATGCAAACTCCTTTGGGAGAATTATTTCCAGAAGAAGACTTAAAAAGAATAAAAGCTATTTTAGGTAAAGATGCTTCTGGCTTAACAGGACTCAATTTACTTGGAGATGGATCGGAAGGTACCGGTAGATTTGGAGAGTTAGATTCAGTAAGAAATGAGCTTAGAGAAATGGAGCTAGCTCAACTAACAGATAGAAATAATATTGAGGCGGCATATCAAGAAAGTCAGCGTTCGGGAATACCCTTCTTGCAACAAGAAGGAAAAGAATTAAAACAAATTGCACTAATAAACAGAAAAATAAAAGACATAGAAGATGCAAAAAGAGTTGCTCAAATAATGGGTATCGACATGCATCCTACTGTATTAGCAAATTTAGAAGCAGAGAAAAAAGCATTAGAAGAGCAAAGAGACACAATCGAGTTTAATACTAGTGAAATTGGAGAAGCGGCTCAAAAAATGGGTGCTAGTTTAGAAAGTAATATGACTAATGCTTTTGCAAGTATTATAGATGGAACAAAGTCTGCAAAACAAGCCTTTGCAGACATGGCAAAAGCGATGCTTGCAGACATGGCACAACTTATAGCAAAAATGCTGGTACAACGAGCAATTATGGCAATGTTTGGGTTTGAAAATGGTGGTGTAGCTTCAGGAGGATTTCAAGCTTTTGCAATGGGAGGAATAGCAAAAGGAGGTATTACTGGATATGCTTCAGGAGGTATAGTAAAGAGACCGACATTAGGATTAGTAGGAGAAGGAAAGCACAATGAAGCAATTGTACCTCTTCCTGATGGAAAATCAATCCCTGTAGATATGAAAGGAAGCGGACAAACTAACAATGTTACTGTAAATGTAAGTGCAAATGGAAGCACTCAAACTACTGCAGATAATGGGCAAGCAGCAAATCTTGGGCAAGTAATTGCAGCAGCAGTACAAAAAGAACTTCAGAACCAAAAAAGAGCGGGTGGAATCCTCAATAAGCATGGAGCAGCATAATGGCAACTTTTAGTTTTACAATTTCTGCAAGTGATGTAAACTCTATAAAAGGTATCTCTAACGGAGCTGCTTTTGAAGCTACAGCAGATAGAGGAATGTCAAGAGCTGCAAAGCACAACGTACTAACTGCAAAGTTCGGAGACGGATATGAACAGAGAGTACTTGACGGAATAAATAGTAAACAAGATATGTTTAATATATCTTTCGCAAACCGTACTGCAGAAGATATAAATTTAATAGCAGGATTTTTAGACGATAAAGCAGGAAAGAATTTTAATTTCGTAATAACAGATACGTTTAGTTCTGGAAATTTAACAACAAGCACTTTGAAAGTGGTGTGTGATGGCTATAACGTAAGTTACGACAGAGAAAACTTTCATTCTTTAAGCTGCCAATTGCGACGAGTTTATGAGCCCTAATTATGACAGACTTAATAGACACAGTACAATTACAAGAAATAGATGACGCATATGTAGAGTTATTTGACGTAACTTTACCAAGCGGAACAAAAGTATATTTGTTCAATGGTCTTGATGATGGGCAGAATAATATTTATTTTCCTCAAAAAACAGTAAGTAGTGGTGTATACCCGTTAAAAGAGTACTTTGCAGTGCCTATTAGTATAGAAGGCGTGGAAATAAATGGAGCAGGAGCAAGCCCCCGTCCTTCATTACGTGTAGCAAATATTCCTACTCTCACTCGTTCAATTTCAAATAATGACGATGGTACCGACGATGAAGAAACTTTGTACTCTATACTTGTAGATGAAGGTTTCGCAAAGAATGAAGATTTATTAAACACTCGAATAGAGTACAGAAGAACTTTGCTTTCTAATACCTATTCTTCTTCAGATTCAGACCCTAACTCTTCTCCAGTAGAGTTTCCAAGCCACACTTACATAATTGATAGAGTAGCAAGCGAAGACAACATAATGGTAGACTTTGAGCTTGCAAGTCCCATTGATGTAGAAGGAGTTAAAGTTCCTGGAAGAATTGTTATAGGACGATATTGTGTTTGGCGATACCAAGGGGGTACTTTAAATAATGAAGGGGGATGTAACTGGCCTTTAAGTGGAAACGGAAGATTTTTTGACGAAAAAGATCAGTTAATAACAAGAAGCATTTCTACTATAAATACTTGGTCTAACTCAGCTACTTATAGTGCTGAGGATAGAGTAAAAACAACTACTGACGGACACACTCAAATATGGGAAGCTCTTCGAGCAGTGCCTGTAAATAAAAATCCTGTTACAAATCCTTCTTATTGGAAAAGACTAGATGTTTGCTCAAAAACTCTTACAGGATGTAAAAAACGTTTCCAAGGAAATAATACTGATGATACATTAAACACTGCTGTTTCTTTGCCTTTTGGTGGATTCCCAGGATCGAGAAAGTTTAAGTGATTGAAGCTATAGAAAAACATTTTAAAGAAGAGTACCCAAAAGAAGCTTGCGGAGTAATAGGAATTGTAAAAGGTAAAAAACGTTTTTATCCTTGTGAAAATGTAGCAGAAGGAAATGAAGACTTTATTATGTCTTCTACTGACTATATGAAGTATAAAAGAAGCATGGATATTGTAGGAATTGTTCACAATCATCCAGATTCAGATAATACTGCTAGTCAAGGAGACATAGATAATTGTAATGCTTTAGGAATACCCTACTACATATTTAGTTATCCTAAAATGGAACTAAATATATTAGAGCCTAGAGTAAATGTTAATCCTTTACTAGGAAGAGAATACAAATTTGGAAGCGCAGACTGTTTCGAAGCTATGAGGGACTGGCTTGCTTCAGAAAATATAGAGATACCCCCAAGAGACCTTTTTGAAGATGATTGGTGGGAAAAAGGACTTAACTACTTTACAGAAGAAAATATTAAAAACTGGAACCACAAAAAAGTAGATAGTCCACAGAAAAATGATGTTTTAATTTTTCAAATAGAATCAGATGTACCAAACCACTGCGGTGTATATCTAGGAAATGACGTATTTTTTCATCACGCAGTGCACAGGCTTTCTTGTAGAGAATCATTATACCCTTTCTGGAGAAAGCATATTGTAGGAATTTATAGATATGAAGCGTAAAGTATATTTAGAAGGAGAAATGGGTAATAGGTTCGGCAAAGAGTTTAATATTGCTGCAGAATCTTTTACAGATGTTTTTCGGTGTTTAAAGTGTAATTTTAGTGGATTTATGCCTTATCTTCAAGAGTGTCACGAAAAAAATATTGGTTTTATACTCGAAGTAGAAGGAAAACCTATTAAGCATGAGTCAGAAGCTCTTCTTATATACAAAGAAGGAGATATGATTATTACTCCTGTACCTGCAGGTTCCAAGAGCGGCCCTGCAAAAATATTAGCAGCTGTAGCGGTTACTGTTATGACAGCAGGAATGGCTGCGGCTTTTGCTCCAGGGGCTGTAACTGCAGCGTCTGTTGTCGGTGGAGGCCTTCCCATTTACACTACAGGTTTTATGAGTGCATTTGGAAGTGGCAGTGCTTTTGCAGCAAGTTTAGCGGGTGCAGCAAGTACTCTTCCTGGGCTGCTTGCTTTGGGCGTAGGAGTAAATCTTGCAATGGCAGGCATTCAACAAATGATGGCGCCTGACCCTTCAACAGATAGCCAACAAGACGAAAGTTACATTTTTCAAGGGTCTAAACAAAATATTTCAGAAGGAGACCCGGTTCCTGTTTTATACGGAGAACTACGTATTCCAGGAAGAACCGTAAGCTTTCATACAAGAAGTGAAAGAAATCAATTTTACAATCAAGATCAAAGAGCAACCTCAAATGAAAGCAATGGACAAACTTATGACCAAGCTGGAGGGCAAGTTTCTGGAGGCAGTTCAGGAGGCGCAAGCGCTCCTATGGGCGGTTCGGGCACAATAGATTGGTCAGTACTAGAGAGTTCGTTAGGAAGATAAAATGGCAGCAAAATATGGAGTAAGTTCACAAAATATATCTAGAACAGATGTTCTCTGTGAAGGGCCTGTGCGCGGTCTAAAAAACGGAGAAGCTTCAATATTTTTTAATGATGTTGCTTCAGAAGACGCAACTCTGCGAGGATACAATCCAATAGAAGGAACTTCTTCTGGTAAACTAACTTTTAATGGAAGTAGTGCAACGAATACAGGCATAACAGGTGCGACAATTCCTATTGACTTGGATTTAGGAGATAGAAGACCTCGACCTCTTGACTTAAAAAACTATAAAAACACGAATGTTACTCTTTCAAGTGTTGTCGGTAGTAATGGAACTGGTTCTGTAACTTGTACAGCATCTTCAGGCACTCCTTTTACGGATGATGCTTGGGATACTCAAGGCACTACTTTAAGAACTGCTTATTTAAAAAGAGAAGGTGTTTTATTAAAAGGTGAATTTTTCAAAACAAGTACTTCTGCAGGCACTTTTGTTTTTAATGGAGTAACTGATGTAATTGATATTACAGAAACCCATGAATTAAGAATTTCTTATAGATTTTTTATACAAAGTATCACTAACTCTAGTACTTTAACATTAAAAGCGGTACCTGCGGCAGGAACATACTTTTTTGAAATACCTCCCGCACAATTGGCCGCAGGAAATGCTGCGGCACGGAACAGATACCGTGCAAGTAAAATAAATGGCATACAAGCAGAGTTTCGCCCCGGCCATCGGTATCAAGACCCACTGAATGAAATCGGCGGTGTAGGAGGAGCAGTAGCAGCAACTCAAAGTGTAAACCATGAATTAAAAGTTATTGGAACTGGAGAACTCACAGGAATTAACCCTGTGTCTGAAGTACTGCCTACAGGTACCAATATGGAAGCAGGGCTTCCTAATGATTCTCAAGACGATGTTGCGACAGATGCGGTAACACTAAATGATACTGCATTTGGAATAACTGCAGCTCAAAGACCCGAAGTTGATGAGATTAGTTTAAGAATTACTTATCCTGGTGGTCTTCAATCAATGAATAATAACAAGGGTCGAAGAGACCCTGCGTACGCTCGATACTTAATTCAAATTCAAACTACACTTGATGGTGTTACTTCTGCTTGGGAAAATGCTTTTCCTCGAGAAGGAGCATACGTTGAGCATACTGGTCGCACAAATGCAGCATACTCTTTTGACCATATTTTAGGAGTAAATCAGTATCGTCCGTTTGATAGTTTTAAAGTACGAGTTATTCGCTTAACTCGTCACATTGGTCTTCGAGTTAATTCAACAGGGCACGGAGATGGTGTAACTGACAAAGAAAAGTGGACTCTTATTGCAAAGTCAAAAATAGACCAGTTAGGCTATGTAATTAAAGATAGGCTTTCATATCCCTATACATCTGTAATTTCTACTTCTTTTTCTTCGAAGCAGTATCAAGAACCGCCAAAGATGTCCTATCTTATGCAAGGACTTAAAGTAAAAGTTCCTTCTACTTACACACCACGAGAATACTCTACTCAAACAGACAGCAATGGAAACCCTGTGGCAGTTTATGAAGAATTTTGGGACGGTACTTTCAAAAGCGAACTTCAATACACTGACAATCCTGCGTGGGTATTTTATGATATTGTAACAAATAATCGTTATGGAGCAGGAAAGTGGATACAAGAAAGTGATATTGATAAGTATTCCTTGTATAGAATTGCACGCTACTGTGATGAATTAGTAGATAATGGAGCTGGAGGTACAGAGCCTAGATTCCGTGCAAACATATTTCTTACAAAAGCCACAGATGTATACAAAGTACTTAAAGACTTTGCTAGTACTTTTACTGGTATGCTTTATTGGATGGATGGACAGCTTACTCCTGTTCAAGACTCTCCTGCAGACCCGGTCTATAACTTTACAAAAGGTAATGTAATTGATGGCAAGTTTGCATATGAATCTACAGGATTAAAAACTCGTTCAAATCAAGTAATTGTTTCTTGGAATGACCCGGAAGCAAACTATGAGCCTGTACCTTTGATTGTAGAAGATAGAGAAGCGATTGTACGAGATAAGCGTATAATAACAGAAGAGGTTGTTGCTTTTGGTTGTACATCTGAAGCACAAGCAATTCGGTATGGCAGATGGAAGCTGTGGACTGCGCAAAAACAGACAGAAATTGTAAGTTTTAAATCTGCTCTTAACTCCCTTTATATTAAACCCGGCGATATAGTTAATGTACAAGATGCCGATAGAGAAGGAGTACAGTATAGTGGCCGAGTCGCTTCTGCAACAAGTACAGCTATAGTACTAGACCGCTCCGTAACTTTAAACGCAGGTTCAACTTATACAGTCAGTACTTTAGTAACTGATGCATCTGCTTTTTATGTGGGAGAGGATGATGTTACTGTAAACTCAATTACTTATTCTCGAGGAGACCGTATCCCTCAAGCATATGTGTATTCTGGGGGTTCTTACTCATTAGTAGACTTAAATACTGAAGAGCGTGCTTCTAACGCTTTTGAAGATTCTTCTGGTAGCAATCTTCTTCCAATTGTTTGGAAGGAGTACTCTTATGTACAAGAAGATGCAGTTACAACTTCGTCAGGTACAACAAACACAATTGATGTTTCATCTTTTGGTGTAACCCCTGCCGCAAATACAATTTGGGCTTTAAAAGAAACTAAAGACTCCCTTAATGTTGTAGGGTCTTATAAGCAGTACAAAGTACTTTCTATTGGTCAAGATAAATCAAACGAGTATAGTTTTTCAGCTGTAGAACACTATGATGAAAAATACGGTGCCGTAGACAGTGGATATGAGACAGGAGTTATTCCTACCACAATATATGTAGAAGCAGAGCCTAGAGATGGCGAAACAGAGATGTCTGCTCCTACAAGTCCTCGAGTAATTCTTGAGTCTGACCCTGATAAACCCGGAGAAGAAATCAAAGTAGAGTGGCAGCCTAGTACCTCTGACTTTGTAGATGCTTACGAAATTCGACATAATATTCCAGACATAGAAAATCCCCTTAGAACTTCTGATACTTTCTTGAGAATAACAGGAATTACAAGCGACCGACTAAGTTTTGAAATTCGTGCAGTGTCTACTGGAGGAAACTATTCTCCGTACGCTCGAGTATCTTATACTTTCTTAGATCCTTACGAAGATGCTATTCCACGAGTTGCTCAAGGTATTCCAAGCGGAGGTTTTTCTTCGGCACAGCTTATTGTAACTGCTCTTAATACTTTGCAGTTCCAAGCAACAAATACACAAGTATCTACTCCCTCTGACCCAGAAACTATCTATACTCTTACAGGAAGTACGAACGTTGCAAATATTAGTGCAGACGAAGACTATTTAGTATACCTTGATACAAGCGTACCAGCACTAAAGATTTTATACTATGATACAGAATCGTTATCATCTTCATTTTACTATGATGTAGGTTCAGGAAATACACCTCTTTCCTCTTCGTGGACTTCGATCGGAAGCGTTAGTGTTAGTGCAAATAGTAATACTGTTACTGGTTCTGGATTTTTAAACAGTGTCATAATTGGAGATGTCCTTAATTTGGCAGGAACCACTTCGCCTACAGGTTTAGCAGACGGTGCTGTAGTTATTGATGTAGTATCCGATACAGAACTTCGAATTGATAAAATCTTTGATACAGCAAAGTCTTCTGTCACAGCATATAGAGCAAACTTTAGACCGGGCTATCTTGATGATACAATTATCGGAAAGTTGAGAAAAACTGGAAGTACAATCAAGCTTACTAGTCTTTTAACTCTTCGTACTATAGTAGATGGTATTACTCTCAGTACAGGAGACGACGGAACTACAGAAGTACCAGACGGTGCAATTACTGTAGATAAACTCGCAGCAAACTCTATCACTGCTGACAAAATTCAAGCAAACGCAATTACTGCTCGTGAAATTGATGCAGACTCAATTAACGCAAATCATATTGTAGCAGGACAAATTACTGCGGATGCTATTGCAGCAAATGCAATTACAGCTGATAAAGTTACAGCTAACTCTATTGTTGCCACGCTTTTGACAGCAGCTTCTGTAAGTGCTGATGATATTAGCACTACAAGTCTTTCTGCAATCACCGCAAACATTGGAGATATTACTGCAGGAACACTAAAAGGTGGAAATATACCAGATGCAAACGCGGCTCCAGGAACAGGAGAAAGCGGTGCCTTCTTGAACCTTACTGGCGGCAAGATGGTGTTTGGTAACGAAAGCAAGTACGTATTGTTTGATGGTACAAACCTTGAGTTGAATGGTGTAGTTATTGATGCAACTTCTACTGTAAATGCTACTGCTACTCCTGAACTTATTGTAAAAGAAGACAATACAACTGAAGTAAGTGATGCTAGTGCTCTTAATTTTACAAGCGGACTAAATGTTGCAGTTTCTGGTACAGAAGCAACTATTAGTATTGATACTCCTACAGATAATAACTTTACAAATGCTCTTTTGTCTAAACTTAACGGTATTGAAAGTGCCGCAACAGGAGACCAGACAGCAGCAGAAATTCGTTCTCTTGTAGAGAGTGCTTCTGACTCAAACGTATTTACAGATGCAGACCACACAAAACTTAATAATATAGAAGCAGGCGCAACCGGAGACCAAACAGCAGCAGAAATAAGAGCACTTGTAGCTTCAGCATCTGACTCAAATGTATTTACAGATGCAGACCATAGTAAGCTAGATGGAATTGAAAGCGGTGCTACAGCTGACCAAAGTGCTGCAGAAATACGTGCGCTGGTAGAAAGTGCTTCTGACTCAAATGTGTTTACAGATGCTGACCATACAAAACTCAATGGTATCGCTACGAATGCGAATAACTATTCATTACCTACAAATAATGTTACAAATGCTTCTGTGAGCGGCAGCACTCTTACTCTTACTCGAGAAGGTGCAAGCAATGTAACGTTTAGTGATACAAATACTCAATACAGTGCAGGCTCTGGTTTAGGGTTATCTGGTACTACATTTAGCGTAGATAGTACTGTAGTTCGTACAACAGGAACTCAAACTATTGGAGGCGCAAAAACGTTTACAGGAGATGTAACGTTTAATGGAACAACTACTTACATCAATACTACAAACTTAAATGTAGGTGATAATATTATTACTTTGAATGCTGATGAGACAGGAACTCCTTCTCAGAATGCAGGTATTGAAGTAGAACGAGGAACTGCAACAAATAAAACCTTTATTTGGAACGAAACTAGTGATCGTTGGTCATTTGGAAGCGAGTCTGTAGAGGCTGCAACTTTTTATGGAAGTTTTATTGGCAGTATTACAGGGTCTCCTTCGTCTCTTGCAGGACTAAGTACTGATGACCTTGCAGAAGGTTCTACAAATCTTTACTTTACAAATACACGTGCTCGAGGAGCTTTATCGGGTGGAACAGGTATTAGTTATAATTCAAGTACAGGTGCAATCACAAACTCTGCCCCTGACCAAACTGTGTCTCTTACAGGAAGTGGTGCTACTTCTGTATCGGGTACTTATCCAAACTTTACTATTTCTTCTACAGATACGAATACTGTTCCGAACAATGCAACAATTACTATTAGTGCAGGTACGGATTTAACTACTGGAGGTGCCTTTACCACAGATCAAAGTTTTGCAGAAACAATTACAATTAATCACGCAAACATTACTCGTACAAATAATACTTCTTCTGTATCTCCAGGGTATGGAGCAAGCTTTACAGCAATTGATAGTATTACTACAAATGCGCGAGGTCACGTTACTGCTGTAAATACAAAAACAGTAACTATTCCTGCTTCTGATAATACTGATACCAATACTGTTACTCAAATTCGAGAAGACTCCGGTACATATCGTACAGGAAATATTACTCTTCAGTCTGGTACAAATGTTAGTATAACAGAACCTTCTGCAGGTGTATTTAACTTTGCGGCTACTGATACAAACACTACAAACTTTAATATTCAAGCAAGTGGTGGTGCGAGTACAAATATTTCTGCAGGCGAAACTATAAACTTTACAGGAAGTGGTGCTACTAGCGTAAGTCGTAGTGGTAATACTATTACAGTAACTTCAACAGACACTAACACAGATACGAATAATTATGTATCTTCAGCATCTTTCAATACAGGAAATGGTATTCTTACCTTAAATCGACAGGGATTAGGTGCAGTTACAGTAGATTTAGATGGACGTTTTGTAACAAGTTCAGGCGTAACTTCAATTACGGCAGGTACAGGACTTAGTGGAGGTACAATTACAAGTACTGGTACTATTTCATTGCCTAATTCAGGAGTAACTGCAAGTACGTATGGGAATAGTACAAATATTCCTCAGATAACAGTAGATGCACAAGGACGTATTACAAGTGCAAGTAATGTAGCAGTATCCATACCATCAGGAGCAAATAACGCAACAATTACACTTTCTGCTGGAAATGGTCTTACAGGTGGAGAATCTTTTACTACTGACCAAAGTACAAACGAAACAATTACATTTAATGTTGGAGCAGGAGACGGCATCTCTGTAGCAGCAAATGCAGTTGCAGTTGACTCTACAGTACTTCGGGCAGGTACAGGTACTCTTATAAATGATATTATTAATGCAAATGTAATTACTGCGGATATGATTCAAGCAAACTCAATTGTTGCTACTCTTATAAATGCGGATACAATTAGTGCAAATAATATTACTACAGGTACTCTAAATGCTTCAAATGTTACAATTAGTAATTTACGTGCAGATGATATTACTGGTGGTGTTACTGAGAATTATGCTTTTGCAAATAGAACAGGAGGAGCCTTTACTGACTTAGCTAGAGATAACACCTTTACTACTATACTCGAAATTGTTCTACCTGCTCCTCAGTTCAATATATCAAAGCATGGATTTATATCAGGTACAATGTCTTTAAGTGCTAAAGATACGGGGCAGTCTTCAACAGGAATATCGGTTTTTCAAACACTAATTAAAGTTCAGAAAAAAAGCACAGGAGCAGCTTATCAAAATTTAGGAAGTGTTGTGGCTATCGGAACCGAAGGGGTTGTTTTGTATAGTGTAACTGTTTCTGGTAACTATACAGATATTATTGACTTTTTTGGAGGCGTTGATGATGATGATGTTGGAGCTGCTTTAGCACAGGTGGAGGCTTTAGAATACGATAATACAAACAATCGTACAAAAATAATTTATAATTATACAAGTCAAATATTTTCAGTAGGAGAAACAGTTTACTATAACCCTGATAGAGGCACTTCAGCGGGCACTTATTTAACAAGAATACGAGACGTAGCCCAATTTGGACAAACTACTTATGGAACTGGTTCTATGGCTAATACTGTACACATATTTGTGGAAGGCGCAAAAAGCACTCAATCAGAAACTTATAGGCTACAAGGACAAGTCAATAGAGTAAATGCTGATTTTACACCCACAGAAAGTAGGTACTCTGTAGGTTACGTTAGCTTTACGGGCTCAATAGGATATAATGTATGATATTTATAGGATACCAAACAGGTTCAGGAATTACAATTACTGAATCCGTAGAAAACAACAATGAAAAAATTGATAGTGCAATTGCTGCTTTAAAAACAGCGCAAAGCGATAATTCTAGCATAATCAGCTATGTTATAGCAGCGGGAGAAAGCCAAGAAAATTACGTAATTGTTGGTTACATTGACCCCTAAAATACCTCCAAAAAATAATCCTTGACATAGTATGTCCTCTAGGCTATAATTCCACAATAGGAGAAATAAATGGCAGCAGCAACTTATAATCTAGTTATTGACCAAGGATCAGACTTTACTCTTGACTTAGTCGTAAAGGAATCAGGTTCAGTTAAGAATCTTACTGGCTATTCTGCTAGAGCACAGTTGCGCACCAAAAAAGATGCTTCTGGTGATGCTGCAGCCAGCTTTACTTGTACCGTTACTGATGCAGCTAATGGAGGCTTACGAATGGAGCTTTCGAACGCAACTTCATCCGCAATCTCTGCGGGCCGGTATTATTACGATCTTGAGATTCACACAGGCTCGGATGCTGTTGTTAAACGCCTTATACAGGGAGAGGTTACAGTTAACCAAGAAGTAACACGATAATGTCAACAGTACTCACTACAGTAGATGTCTCAGAAGACGTAACTGAAGTTTCGATAACAGAAACCGGAAAAGTCGAAGTCGCAATAAATGAAGACACAACTACAATAGAAATAAATAACTTTGCAATACCGAGTACTACTTCTGATGCTTCTGGTGTTTCTTTTAATCCTCACGGTACAATAACTGCAACAAATTTACAGAATGCTCTTGAGCAGCTTGCAGACCAAGATTTTAGACAATCAACAACTCCTAGCGGAGATAATATAGAAGAAGGAGATACTTGGTATAATACTTCTACAGAACAACTCTATGTCTATAGGGAAACGAGTCCAACGGTGTTTGAATGGGTTCCTATAATGATAGGTAACGATTCACCTGACTCAGATACATTAGACGCAGGAGCCTTTTAAGGCTTATTCGGAGTTCCTAAATGGCTCAAACGATTAAAATTAAACGCAGTACTAGCACCGCGTCCCCCACGTCCCTTTCACAGGGTGAATTAGCTTATTCTCAGAATAGTAAAAAACTCTTTATTGGTCAGCCTGGTGGATCAAGCGGTGATATTCTTACTATTGGTGGTCAATACTACACTGACATTATTGACGACCTTGTAACCGGTAGTGCTATTACAATTACTGGAGATGTTGCAGGCACAAGTACTTATAATTCTGGTACCGGTGTTTGGACAATTAATACTCAACAACAAGCAAACAGTGTAGACCTTGGTACTCATACTACAGGTAACTATGTTGCTACTCTTGCTGATTCAGGTGCAAGTAACTTTGTAATTTCGGGAAGTGGTTCAGAAACTGCTGCAGTTACTATCAATCTTTCTACTACAGGCGTAACGGGTGCTACCTATGGTTCAGCAACTCAAATTCCTGTTATCACAGTAGACTCTTATGGACGAATTACTTCTGCTTCTTCAAGTCAAGCAAACTTTACAATTGCTGCTGATTCAGGTGCAAATGATACAGTAGTTCTTGGAGAAACTCTTACAATTTCTGGTGATACTGGTATTACTACCACTGTTACTGCTAATGAAATTTCAGTTGACTTAGACGATACTGCGGTATCCCCAGGAAGTTATGGTAGTACAACCGCAATTCCTACTTTTACAGTAGACCAGCAAGGTCGTTTGACTACAGCAGGCACTGTGAATGTTGCAACAACTCTTACAATTGGAGCAGACTCCGGTGCGGATGACACAGTAGATTTACTATCAGATACTCTTACTTTTACTGGCGATACTGGTATTACTACAACTGTATCCGATAATGATATTTCTATTGACTTAGACGATACTGCAGTAACTCCCGGAAGTTATGGTAGTGCAACCGCAATTCCAAACTTTACAGTAGACCAGCAAGGTCGTTTGACTGCGGCTGGCAGTACAACTGTTGCCACTACATTAAATATTACTGGTGACTCAGGTTCTGACGGCGTAGCTCTTCTTACAGAAACACTTAATTTCCAAGGTGGAACAGGTGTAACAACTGCTGTAACTGATGATAATGTAGCAATTTCAATTGGTCAGGATGTCGGCACTACTGCAAACGTACAGTTTAACAACGTACAAGTTGACGGTACCCTAACTTCAGATGACATTACTTCAACAAATATTTCGGTTGACGGTAACGCAACAATTACTGGAAACTTGACAGTAAATGGTACAACTACTACTGTAAACTCTACAACTGTCACTCTTGATGACCCCCTGCTTACTTTAGGCGGCGACACTGCACCTTCCTCTGACGATAATCTTGACCGAGGTGTGGAGTTCCGTTGGCATGATGGAACAAATGCAAAACTTGGTTTCTTTGGTTATGATGATAGTGCTCAAGAGTTCACATTTATTCCAGACGCAACAAATACTGTAAACGTAATATCTGGTACAGCAGGTGCAGCAAAGTTTGGTTCGCTCTCTCTTGATACTGACCTCGCAGTAACGCACGGCGGTACTGGTCGTGGAACATTTACTTCAAACGGTATTGTGTACGGAAATGGCACGGGAGCTCTTGCAGTCACTGTTGCAGGAACATATGATTCTACTCACAGTGTAGGACAGCTACTCTCAGTTAATTCATCCGGCGTTCCTACTTGGACAAATACTCTCGACGGCGGATCATTCTAAAAATACACCTCTCGCGTAAATACGCATAGTACTGGAGGAGCCACATGGCACAAACGATTAAACTCAAGCGCTCGGCTACGTCGGGCGCTACGCCTACCACATCACAACTTGAACTCGGCGAAGTAGCCATCAACACTTATGATGGCAAAATGTACATCAAGAAAAATGTTGGCGGTACAGAAAGCATTGTAGAGATAGGAGGCGGCACTGGTGGGTCTTCTACTCTCAGTGGGCTTTCTGACGTCACCATTTCGAGTGCGGCGGCAGACCAACTTCTTCAGTACAACGGTTCCGAGTGGGTAAACGTTTCAATCGCGGAAGCGTCAGCAATCATGAAGGAGTACCAGTTTACTGCAACTGCAGGGCAAAGTACTTTTAGCGGTTCAGACGATAACAGCGAAACTCTTTCTTACACTGCGGGTGCAATTCAAGTATTTCTTAATGGTATCTTTCTTGACTCCGCAGTAGACTATACAGCTACAAACGGCACTTCAATTGTACTCTCTGAAACTGTAGATGCAAACGACTATCTACAAGTTGTCGCATTTAAAAAGAAGATTGGCGATGGAAATGTAAGCGTAGACACGTTTACAGGCGACGACTCAACTACTGCATTTACTCTTTCTGTAGATCCAGGGGACGAAAACAATACACGCGTATTTATTGATGGTGTTTATCAGTCAAAAGACAACTACTCTGTAAGTGGCACAACTCTTACATTTTCTACTGCTCCTCCCACAAGTACTGCAATCGAAGTCGAAATTGGCAATCGCGTTGTAACTCTTGATACTCTCAGTGACCTTGACCTTCCTGATAACGTAAAACTACGACTTGGTACAGACCAAGATTTACAGATTTATCATGATGGTTCTAATGGGTTCATAAAAAATACTACTGGTGATCTTTACATAGAAGATAGTAATGGAAGCATACGAATCCGACCAAAAACTGGCGAAAGTGGTATCAATGTATTAGCAGATAGTTCTGTGGAGCTTTATTATGATAATTCTAAAAAATTAGAAACTTCAAACGACGGGGTCACAGTAACCGGCGATGTTGAAGCAGACGAGTTTATCGGCGACGTTCGAGGCGCAGTACTCTTCAAAGCACAAGCAGGAGAAGCTCTTGCAAAAGGCGAAGTAGTCTATATTTCTGGAATCTCTGGAAATACCACAGTCGTATCAAAAGCAGATGCGGACGATGCAAGCAAAATGCCTGCGTTCGGCCTTGTAGCAGCAGCGGCATCTTCTGGCAATCCTGTCGATATTTACACAAATGGTATTCTTTCTGATATTGATACTTCTGCTTACAGCGAAGGCGACGAACTTTTTGTGTCTACTACAGCAGGCGCACTGACAGCGACAGCTCCCACGGGCGAAAGCTCAGCTTTACAAAAGATTGGTAAAGTTACTCGCTCGAATGCAACTTCTGGTAGCATCTTTATTGTGGGTGCAGGTCGAAGTAATGCTGTTCCAAATTTGAATGATGGCGATATTTTTATTGGAAACGCATCAAATCAGGCGGTCAGTGCATCTCTGAATACAAAAATCGAAAGCTACTTAGATGGGGGTACTTCTACTCCGACTTTCGCAGGTCTAACGACTACAGCAGACGTATCTTTTGGCGACAACGACAAGGCTATCTTCGGTGCTGGCTCTGACTTACAGATTTATCATGATGGGTCTAATAGTTATATTTCAGACCAAGGCGCTGGTCAACTGAGAATACTTGCAAGCCAATTTC